AGAACAAGAAGAGTGTATTTCAAAGCTATCTAATTTAATATCTCCGAAAGCTGTTAAATATAACAGCGTGATCATTATGGGTTTCATTACCTACCCTGTCCTCTATAGGGTTTGCGTCTGGGGATTCTTTTACTATAACTCTTGGCGTGTCTTCCAGGCCTTTTTTTAGGAGTTCTTTTGGTATAATTATTTACTCCGTATTTTGGTTTCTTTTTAGCCATTCACGATCCAAATTATCTAATTTTAAATATTTTATAGAACCATTTACATACTGTCTGGTTTCTTCACCACACATTGTACATTTATAATAATCAGTTACAATAGCAACCAACAGTGTATCTTCACCACAGTGTGGACACTCTCCGTGCACTGTATCAACATAACCTATTTTAAAACCAGCTTTCATTATTCTAACCAGGGTTTATAATTAACTTTACCCTCTTCTCTAAATGCTCTAAGTGATTGATTTCTATTTGCTTCTGTTGAATAACTACAATGTATCCAGCCTGAAGTCGGCTCGTTATCACGGTAAAATTCTAAGATAAGCTGGTCAAATTCTAACTCATTCTTAATCCAAAGAGCTAGCTCTCTATTATCTACACCAGGTATTTCAAAGTCTGCCGCAGCTGCACCATCAAACGCCGTATGTTGACTATTAATACTGCTACCTATCTCTGTGCAAAGCTGAGCACAACGGAATCCTGATGATATAATAAGTGGTTTATCAAAATGTGATCGCACTGGCTGTAAAATATTTATAGCTAAGTTTTTTAAGTTCTCTATCTGCTGAGGATTAGGGTTATTGTTTATACCTTTTCTCTCTGCTATTTGAGACTTAGTTAACTCGTCAAGAGTTATATTGGCTGTAAGTTTCATTATTCTAATATTAACGATTTTATTGCTATTGTGCCATCAATATTTTCTTCTAATTTTGCTTTAGATCTGACACATTTGTATTGAACGTTAGGTGTAAACTGTCTCTCCGCGATGCGCTTATGGCGAAGGCATTGGGCCATACCCTTTGGCTGTATACGATGCTCCTTGATATCAGGCCCTATGAACATTAGGAGGGCCACCACCTCAGCGATCATAATACCTTACCTTTGTTAGGTCCTTTTTTCACAACGTATTTCTGTGTGCCGTTAGCACCAATATCTACTTCTTTTTTAAGATGCTTGATATAGCTCATTTGCTTTGCTTCTTTTTCCATGTCGGAAATATACTTAATTACCTGTTTTTGAATTCGATCCATTGTAATACATATCCCTATTTTTATCTTTTAACGTTTCTATATCCTCTAAAACTTTTTTCATTTGTCCTTGTAAAAACTCAATGTTTATTCTGTTGTTCATCATGGACTCAACGTGTTTATTAATCTTATCTGTAGTTTTGTAAAGATCCTCCAACATCATGTATTGCTCGCTGTCTGCGGGCAAAGATCCCATTTCTCCACGAGGCCACTTTATTCTAAACTCCGTGTTCTCTTCAAGATCTTTTTCCATGATCTTAATTTTGGTGTCTGCTATGTTTAGACGCTCTACAATTTGGAAATATCCCATTGTGCCTAAAGCCACAATGACGATCAAACTGATTACCGTCTTCATCGGCATCTGTACAGCTTGCTCTTCTCCGATTTTTAAGGCCATAAACTACCTGTCGAATCTTGACACGATCCAGTTCCAGACAGCTTTTACTTTGTCCCAAACTTTGCAACAAATATTTTTACATTTTTCAATCATGTTTTTTCTCCTCGATTTCGTAAAAGAAGTTATCCGTATCTTCGGTCTTCCATTTACTTGTGTTTTCTACGTTCCATTCAGATGTCTGCACTTTCCAATCTGGGATATTATCTTTCACTGTAAACGATGGTATATCCCAAATGCACCTATTGTTAGGCTGTGCTGCATAGTTCCCGTCATCAAGAGCTATGATATGTGCACACTTGTGTTCGTGCGGTATCTCTGAATGATCCGTGTCTAATATATTACTTTCAGGGTGAGCAAAGTCAACTGTAAATAAGTATTTACCAGGGTGCCATTTCTTGTCTTTTCCTATGTATTTACCAGCCTGTGCTTCTAGGATATCCCAAGTATGAACAGAAGGATAATAACTGAAACAATTCCAAAGCTGAAGCTCATCCAATCTACGCCTAGGTACATCAGTAGGCTTGAAACCACGTTGTATAAATGCTGTAATAGGGAGACGATAAAAGATCGCGCCATTTTCCATAATAGCGTGAAAAAGAAGAGACTTGCCCGTAATGGAACTAATACCAAAGATAATACAATCTTCAACTTCACCATGATGACTCTTAAGATCATAGAGGTATTCTCTCCTGATTTGTGCGTACTCTACTGGTATGTTTGCATTTAAATAAGCCATAGTTATCCATAAATATCGCCCCAAGTATCGCCAGACTCAAAATCAACTTTATTGGGTACGGCAAGACTAACAGCATTCTCCATAATTTCAATTATTCTTTTTGCCTCGTTATCATCTTTCACAGAAATATCTAACTCATCATGAATTTGTATATGTGGTGTAATACCTTCATTGTATAAATCTAACATAGCTTTCTTTGTCATATCTGCTGCGGATCCTTGTATAAGTTTATTTAATGCTTTGTATGTAAAGGCTCTACGTATTCTACCCCTACCGTAAGTTTTTTCTGCTTCAACATAATCCATAGGTTTGTGCATACCAAATCTATTTGGCTCCCACTTTGTAAATCTACATCTACGTCCTAGTAAAGTCCCTATTGATCCGGATGATTGAGCTTGATTTGATGTATAGTTCATGAGATCTCTTACGAAAGGTACATTCTCATGGTATTGATTAAACAAATCCTCTGCTTCTTCTCTACTATTTAATCCTAATTCTGCTTGTAGTTTTGCTTTGCCCATGCCATAGAAAAGACCCAAATTGATTGTCTTCGCTTGTGTTCTAGATATATTTGCCATGTCTGCAACTGTTTGGTGAAAGTCTACTTTATTGTCTTTAAATTTTTCTACTATGTTTTTTACAGATTGATCATAGCATATGGGTTGTGTTTCTGCAGCGTAGTGCACAACTAGTCTTGGTTCTTGCTGACTGTAATCAAAGCATCCCCATTTGTGATCTTTCTCTGGTAAAAACAAAGAACGAATCATAGGGCCAAGATCTTTATTTCTTGCTGGTATCTGCTGTAAGTTTGGATTGGAATAACTAAATCTACCTGTAACCGTGCCACCTTGATCAGATCTAATAGGGTTTATATCTGCATGTATTCTACCTCTATATTGATGTTTTAATATGGTATCTATGAACGTTGTGTGTGCCTTGTTAATCTCTCTTGCTTTTGCTATACTTTTGACTACAGGATTATTATGATTCGAAAGGAAATTTTTTGTAAATGAAGGTGACCCAGTTTTCTCGGTTTTGGCGTAGGGTAAGGAGAGTTTGTCAAACACTTTGGCTATCGATCTTGCTGCCCATATTTGAACATCTATTCCTGTTTGTTTTTTTACTTCTTCTAGGATTAGCGCTTCCTGTTGTGATAACTGCTGTTTCAATTTATGAGCACCTTCTACATCGACGCGAACCCCTTTAAATTTCATATCAATTAAACACGGAAACAATTGTGTTTCTAAGTCAAATATTTCTACCAAGTTATTCTTCTGTATTTCTGTAGACAATCTTTTAAATAATTCTAATGTAAGTCTGGCGTCTTGCTCTGCATAGTTACCTACATACATTGCAGGTAGTTTATATAATTCTTTTTTAGGATCTATGCCCCATGATTCTGCAGCTTGTTGTAAAGCTTTTTCATCTTTTACCTCTCGTAAGTAATCATATGATATACTGTTTAATGTATACCATAATCTATTTTCATCTATTAAAGACGCCATTAACATGGTGTCCATAATATGTCCGTTGATAGGTATGCCGTATGCTTTTATCCAACACACATCATACATTGCGTTATGAAATATCTTGTAAGAATCTGTTGCACAAACTTTTTTAAACCATTCTAAAACTGTTCTTCTATCTATGTTACCACCACCTTCATGTGCTATGGGATAATAACCTTTCCATCCTTCAACAGCCACAGCAATACCTACAATCTCTCCTCTGCCTTGTATCGCACCAGAACCTCTTGCTTTTAAGTCTGGATCTTTTGTTTCTAAGTCTATCGCAATATATTTTTCTCCTGATAAATCAGGAAAAGTATCAGGACAATCCCATTCTGTCTGCGCTGTAAACATTATTTCCTATCTTTTAATTTTAGTATTTCTAATTCACAGTAATGTATAATCTTTTCTAGATCTTGTATCTTATTTTTAGATAAATATCTACAAACATATTTCACAACACATCCTTGAAAGAACGAGAGATTATTTTTAGAAATAAACTCATACGGCTGAATGTGAAAATTTTTGTAGTGGCTCCCTCCAACCTGCCTTGATTGTGGAAATGCTTTTTCTAATCCATCTGGATCTGTCATACTATTGGTCCTCCTATGTTATATTGATATTCGTAGTGCTGACTACAAATATACAATCTTTCTTTTGCTCTTGTTATACCTACAAAAAATAAACGATGTTCTGGGTCTGGATTTCTTGTTGCAGATTCATAGATAATTCTTTCTATATCTGTAAACAAAACTACGTTATCACACTCTTCACCTTTTACACCATGTATTGTAGATAATTTTATTCTTGCAGGTTTCATAAGACTGTCACCTGACTCTAATAATTTTTTAATATATAATTTACTTGATTCAGGAAAGTTGAGTTGTTCCCAGCTCCCCGTCGCTCGCAACCCGTGTTCAGCTTTTAGTCCTTCTAAATTTATACTGGTAATGTTTTCTAAAGTCTTGCCACTAGAAAAACCTCTAATCAGATGCCCGTCTTTAACAGTTAGGTAGTCCCACAAATCTTTTACTTCGTCTTTATCTACAACAGCGCCTTGATGTAAACGTTTCCAAACTCTGTATGCGTTTAACATTTTTTTAGGTAAGAGTTCTTGCGCTTTGGCTTCAAATCTAAAATTCATACTGTATAAATGATCACGTAACCTTTCTAACATTTTATTTGTTCTAGTCAATATCATCCAGTTACCTTCATGTAGAGGTAGTTCTTCAAAATCGGAACCCATGTTAACTACACCCTCAGCTTCTCTAGGTCTCCACTCTTTTTCTAAACGTTGTGACATGTGCGGGAAAATACTCGTTGCTAGTTCATGAACAGATTTCGGAACTCTACGTGATTGCACTTGTGGATCAAACTCACCTTTTAAGTTTATAAATATTTTAGGTGAAGCCCCTTGAAAAGAATAAATAGTTTGATCATCATCCCCTGCAATGTAAGAACGAGCACACTTACTTTCTATGTAAAAGAACATGTCCCATTGCAGAGGACTTAGATCTTGGGCTTCATCGAGGAAGACACAATGTAGTGGTGGACACCGGTCCTCCTCGACAAACTTGGAAATCATATCAGAGTATTCAATCATACCCGTGCTATCTTTATATGTTTTTAAATCAGCAGCTATCTGCTCAGTCAACCATATGTCTGTGCTGTAGTGTAGCTCTAATTCTACGGCAGCTTCTTCAATACTTATCTTTTTATTTCTAGCTAATTCTATAATACGCATGTGTGGATTAGTGTGTTCAACATAACCGTTTATGTTTATTCTAGATTCAAAGTTTAAATCACGACAATATGTAGAAAAATTCTTAAAGTTTTTCCATTTATCTCCTTTTAATAGTTGTGTTTTTGTGTTGATATTACACTCTTTTGTTCCCATTGAGTGCATAGTGCTGACATATATTTTATCATTTTTAATTCTATCTTTTGCTACATTAGCTGCAGCGTTACTAAAAGCTATGTATGCTATTTTATCAGGCTCAGTTTTCTTTAACTCTTCATCAAGGTAGTGCATGAGTCTATGCGTTTTACCCGTGCCTGGTGGACCAGGGATAATTATTCTATGCAAAAGGTGCCTCCTTCATTTTATCTTTTCTAGTGTTTGGTTTTTCTAATTTAAGTGTAGGTAATGCCATGTATCTAACACTCTTGTTATTTATCTTGCCTGGTATTTCTTCTGCATCAAATAACGTCTCTAACATTCTAGCTGTCTTTTGTTTTGGATATTTCTTTGTATCCCATATTTTTGTTCTAACGATGTATTTCCAAAAATCTTTAAATTTAAAATAACTTACACCATCTTCTGTGTAAGATAGTCCTCTTAAAATATCTTTCCAATCTTTACCTGGTATTTTATTTATGTAATCTGATAATAATTCTTTTAGTTGTACATCTATCTTTGTGGACTCTGGAGCTTCTATTGGTATTGTGTTTTTTAATAATTTATTTATTGCCTTTCTCCAGATTAATTTACCCACTGGAGGCATAGCTTGATTAATTTGTTCTAAACATTTTAGTGAAAATCTATCTGGTTCATGCAAGTCTTGTGATTCTACTTCTACCTGCTCATCACCTATTGTTACATAGTACAGTGGTGGATCAGAGTCATACTTCTGTATCTCTTTTATTTCTGTTTCTGGTAATCCATCACCTACACCAAACTCTTGCATGACACACTTTTTAGAATTACAAAACGATGCAATAGGTTCGTCTTTACATTTATAATTATATTCTTTGCCTTCAATAGATTTAATTAATGTATCTACTTCTTTTTTATCTAACGGTGGTTTACAATACGCATCATTGTATTTAAATAATTCTCTGTCCCATGTATCAGGAAATCTTTTTTTGGTGTAAACACCAAAATTATACAAGGCATTATTTCTTTGACCGTTGGGTATACCTTGTTTAGAAATTGTAACCAAACATGGTGGCGCACCTTTGAGTAGATTGTCAAGAACTTTTTCTTCTTTTATTATTAATTTTGAGAGTTGATCTTCTGATAGTTTTGCTTTACTATGCGCTTCAAAAAATTCATTTATAGACATTGCCGACCCATCTTCTTTAATCGCATATCTCATGGTCATCTTTACATTGTGATAAGGTAAATTTAAAAAACTACCTGTACCACCTTTCTGCATGTCTACTTTATTTTGTTTAGGAAATATTTCTGCATTAGCATAACCAAGTTTAGCTGCCATATCTTTTAATTTGTTTCTAAATAAAACTGCTGGTACAAAATTATCTGCGAATAAAAATACATGTGCCCCACCAGATTTTGATCTACATACCACTAGAGGAAAGTCATGTTGTTTTATTTTTCTAATTAATTCTTTGTGATCAAAGCCATTGTATAAATCAATATCTATACATGCCCATTTACATTTATTCTCTTCGTTGATTGGTATAATTCCAAGAGCAGGATCTTTTCCATTTAAATGTTCTTGGAACATTTGTTTTGTTGGAGTCTTTTTAATTATAAAGGATCTAGTTTTGTGTTTACCTCTTTCGTCAAACTCTTCTGTCTTTCTAGTTTGACCATAGGCACTATATGAGCCTTCAAATATATTTATAAATCTATCTAGTTCTGTCATCACCACTATGTTTTCGGGGTGTGGAAGAATAGGTCACACCCCAAAACTTGTTGTTAGCCTCTGTTAGCGAAGCTAGAGTAGAACTTCTTAGCTCGTTCGTACATCTTAGCATCTTCTAACATTCCAACCTTGGCTACATTGAACCCATACCATTGATTACCTTTACCTGTATTTAATACAGAAGATAACTTATATATGTGGCTAAATGATGGTGGAGTGTATGGACCATTCTTTCCATCTAAACTAATAGACTTCATCATGGAGTTCCATTTTCTGCTAACCTTACCTTGTGATGAACTCATAGATATCATCGCAGTTTCAGATCCTTTTGGACCTAAGATGATCACAAAGTGTTGTCCTACTGTTAGTATGTAGTTACCATTTTGTAATCTGTCTTTTCCGTCAGGACCTTTGGTAGTCTTATCAAGAATATCAGAAGTATCTGGATAGATCATTTCAGGTCTGCCTGAACCTGTTCCATAATCTGCCCACTCTTGGTATTCTAATTTGTAGTAACATGGAATAACTTCTATTCCTTTGTCACCATCATATAACTGTTTCGTAACAGTGTTTAAGAACATACCTGGTTCAGCACCTTCAACATAATTTGTATTACGCTTCTGTGCTTCACTAGATCCATTCTGTAAGAGTTTAAGAATTGGTGGAGCCAGACTATCTGTCTTCACATTCTCGAAACCCATTTGTGCATCTGCCTCAAATAAACCTGCAGACGGTAGGTTTTCTTTCTTTGTTGCTACTTGTTTCGCGTCACTCATTTCTAGTTTCTCCTTGTTATTTTTGTTTGGTTACCTTCAAACGGTTTGAATAGCTCACTTGGAACCTCTTGACCATTCTCAAGACGCTCCCTTACTAGAGCTTTTAGAGTCATAGGGTTCACACCAATCTTTTGAATTGGCTCAAACCCTTGACCCTTTGCAAGGTCAGCGTATTGCGCCGCCTTGTTATCTTCGCCACGACCAAAGGTAACGGTAATGTCATTTTTAATAACATCACCTAGACCGTTGTTACGAAGCCATGTAAAAGCTGCTTCCTGTTGATCTTTAGGAATAGAGGCACCATAGATTTTTTTAATCTCTACTTGCTCGCCATCTTTCAGCTTTAATTTTGTTATCTGCATGTCATCCATCATTGCAGGTATCTCTACAGATGAAACTACTTTTGCTTTCTCTTTTAATTTTTTTAGAGATTCTTCAGCATTTGCAATCTCATCTTCTAAATCTTTTAGTTCTAAAACTTTGTCGGATAATCGTTTAGCAGAATCTATCTGCTCAACAGATTGCATCCTATCTTTTTCAAAATCAATTGTCATAACTTTCTCGTTTATTTATATATAGGTTAATAATATATTTGTCAACCCTTAGAATATAAATTTATTTCAACCGGATAATATCTTCTTTCTTGCTTGTCCCATTTTAATAGGTTGTATTTTCCGTTTGTAATATCTGATACTACTGAACATGCTACACCAATTATGGCAGGATCGCCTGTAAGTAGTAAATAATCCCTAATAGTATAATCTTTTAATTTTTGTCTAAGTGTAGTAATGACATAATTTGGACTTAATATAATCTGCGAGTTTTCTGGTAGTAATACTCGTAAGTTACCAAATTGTGTTGCTCCTATAATATTTATTTTAGGTGCACCTTGTTTAGTTCCTGGTATATCTTGTATTACATATACTATAGACTGTTTATCTGTATGTTTTAATTTTTCGTAATCTACCATAAATACTTTCTTGACATTTTTTATCACATAATATATATGCTTTCAATAGAAAGTAAAATTATATTATGCATTACAAATACAAAAGCAAGCCTTTTGCTCATCAAAAGAAAGCTCTTGAAATGTCTTGGGACAAAGAGGTTTTCGCATATTTTA